AATCAACGTCGCCATGCTCGGGCAAAACCAGACCACCGAAAAAGACAGCAACCACGCCAGCGCCACGGCCGGCGCCGAAGTCACCAAAGACATCCGCGACGGCGACGCCGCCATCGTCGCCACTGCGCTAAACGCCTGCATCCGTCAAGTCGTCGACATCAACTTCGGCACCGACGTCGTCGCACCGCTGTACGCCCTGTGGCAACAAGAAGAAATCGACAAAAGCCTCGCCCAGCGTGACAAAGCCCTGACTGACTCCGGCGTCAAATTCACCAACGCCTATTGGCAGCGCACCTACAACCTGCAAGACGGCGACCTGCAAGACGCGCCAGCCACCAACGACTCAGCCGAATTCGCCGAGCCAACCCAACGACCGCTACTGGATCAACGTGCACTCGACCAAGCCATCGACAGCCTGCCGGCCGAAGTACTCCAACAACACAGCGAACAAACCCTCAACGCAGTGTTAGCCGAAGCCTCGCCACAACACGAAGACCAGGCGCCCGAACAACCGCTCGCCAACCTCCTGTTCATGGCCGACACCTGGGGCCGCCTCAGCGCCCACGCCGATCGGGAAGACTGACATGGCCACCCCCGCGAAACGCCTCAACCCCACCGACCTGAAAGCCATCTTCGGCCTCGAACCGGCCAACGCCATCGCCTACCTAAAACGCAAGGGCTACGCCATCACCTGGCACTGGCAGGACATGCTGGACCAAGCCCATGACCAAGCTTTCACAGTGGCAAAAGCCATGCGCCTCGACCTGCTGTCCGACATCCGTGCGGCACTGGAAACGGCGCTGCAGCAAGGCCAAACCCTTAAGCAATTCACCGCCAACCTGCAACCCATCCTGCAAGCCCAAGGCTGGTGGGGGAAACAAGTCATCGTCGACAGCCAAGGCACCGGCGAGTTCGTCCAACTCGGCAGCCCACGAAGGCTAAAAACCATCTACCAAACCAACCTGCAAAGCGCCTACATGGCCGGCCGCAAAGCCAGTATGGAAGCCACCGCTGAAACCCACCCGTACTGGATGTACATCGCCATTCTCGATGGCAAGACACGCCCCAGTCACCGGGCTATGCACGGCCAGATCTTCCGCCACGACGACCCCATCTGGTCATCCATCTTTCCCCCCAACGGCTTCAACTGCCGCTGCCGCGTCATCGCCTTGAGTGAAGCCGCCGTGAAGCGTCGCGGGCTGACAGTCGTCTCCAGCGAAGGAAGGATGTTCGTAGAAACGGTAGAGACCGGCACCGACAAACGCACCGGGGAAATACGCCAGCCTCGGTCACCGGCATTCGCATCACAAACGCCCAAGGCCACACCACCACATTCCGCACCGATCCAGGCTTCAACCACGCCCCGGCACCGGCCTAGCCGAGGCCCTAAAACACAAGCTGACAAACTCGCCAAATTAAAGGGAAGTAGTAGCCAACACATAACCTGTGGCGAGGGGGCTTGCCCCCGTTGGGCTGCGCAGCGGCCCCAAAAACTCAGCCACACTCATTCTCTCTGACACACCTCAAACCCAAGATCGAGCAGGCCCGCCATGTTCACCATCGAACTAGAACACCACCACCTGCAACAAACCCTAAACAAAGTGGAATGGGCCATCGGGGACCTCGCGCCCCTCATGCGCGGCATCGCCGCCGAACTCGCCAACCAAACAGAAGAAAACTTCGAAAACGAAGGCCGCCCCCAATGGCCCGAACTCTCCGACACCACCACCGAGCACCGCGCCAAACAGGGCCACTGGCCCGGCCAGATTCTGCAAGTCAGCGCCGCCGGCCTGGCCGCCTCAATCACCACCCACGCTACCGACAGTTCGGCGCTGATAGGCAGCAACAAACCCTATGCGGCGATGATGCAGTTCGGTGGTTATCAAACGGACTTTCCGCACCTGTGGGGCGACATACCGGGCAGGCCGTATCTGCCCATGAGTGTTGAAGGCCAATTACAACCCCAAGCGGCAGAGGCGATCCTAGAGTTGACGTTGCGTCACTTAGAAAAAACGGCCCGCCTCTAATGCCTTCAATGCCATTCTAAAACGAATACATAATTATAGCCGTGGCGAAATTTGACACTCTTGCTAATCTTCACGCTACGGATTCAAACCTAAAACTCATGGTGATCGCTATGAAGTTTGGAAAAATAATAAAGCACCACTGGTTGCTTGTATTAATAGCACTCGCCTTGGTAGTTATAGCAATACCATCAACAGTGCAATATTTGCAATATGAGAGATCTCCGCCAGCGGTTTTCCTACCTACCTCAGAGGTGCGTCCAAATCCTCCGCCCGCACCTGCAACAATTGCCACGGACAGCCCTTATATTGTTTTCAACAGCGAAGCGGAATTTTCTGGCGCCCAAACGGATGGGTGGGAAGATAAAAACGAAGGATACGGTGGTACGCTAACAAAAAAGCCAACCTATGACGCCTATGTTATTCGACCAAAACTAGACTTTTCCACAATAGACGTAGTTGCTCGAGTTACCCCTGCCGCCAATCCAAAAACACTCAAAAACTGGCAAGACCCACGCGCAATCGATAGCGAAGGCTATCATGGGGTTCGAGTAAATTTTGCCACGGACCGACAATACACTACCGATGACAACAAAATAACCTTTACTTCAGACCCTGGAAATCTCAGCTATGGCTACTGCTATGTAAGTATTCCACCTCACCACAAAGCTGGGGTTATCGAATCACCATCGATACTTAGGTTTGAGTTTAGTGAAACGCCCCAAAAGCATATTATGATTCTAAAAACAGAACTACAATCGCACGAAGCGTTCAATCGAGACATCGCGTGGCTTGCAGAGATGTCAAAATCGGGTAATGCCTTTGTTTTTATTCATGGTTTCAACGTTGGATTCGATGATGCCGCGAAGCGAACTGCACAAATGGCTTACGATCTAAATTTCGATGGTGTACCAATTTTTTACAGTTGGCCCTCTAGAAACGCGGCGTCATTAACCGCCTATGAAGCGGACGAAAGAAACATTGAGCTGTCGGAAGGCAATATTAAAGAATTCCTGGTTGATATTCTTTCAGACGCTAAATTCTCAAACGTTTTTGTTGTAGGTCACAGCATGGGGACGCGAGGCCTTGCTAAGGCGATTGGAGCAATAGCAGTAGAAAATCCGGAAGCAATTGGAAAACTGAAAGCAGTAATACTCGCCGCCCCTGACATAGATGCCGATTTGTTTAAGCAGCAGATTGCTCCAAGACTATTGAAGGCGGAGCGAAGCGTTACGCTGTATGCGTCGTCCAATGATAAAGCGTTACTTGCATCACAAAAACTCCATGGATACCCACGTGCGGGAGATAGCGGAACTGGGCTAGTCATACTAAAGGGAGTAGACACCATCGATGCTTCGAACGTAGACACCAGCTTACTGGGTCACTCGTATTATGGAGATGTACGCTCAATAATTGACGATATGCATTACCTCATTCAAGAATCGCTCACCGTTGATAAAAGAGCAGGATTGAGCCCGGCGGGACGCGAGCCTAATAACTATTGGCAATTCAAACCCTAGACTTCAATAAAAATCGCGATTCGTCTTTTTGGTGAACCACTGCCTGGCCCAAGCCACTCTGATCACAGGCAGTGGTGGTCTACAAAAGCTGCTCCGTTAACAGTGGAGGGATAGCTTATTCTCAGGCGTACAGCGGCCCCCAATGAGACCGCCGCACGATTAACGTAAACCCACTCACCACAGCAGACCACCTACGCAGGTGGATCAATCTGATCCAGCACCTGATTGGCCGTGATCTCCGCAACCATGGTGCTGTTGGAAATGCCCAGCAGCGCATAACGCGATTCAGGTGATCTCACCAATTGGTGGGCGCATCCACCGAGGCTAGCGTTCCGACCAATAAACCACCGGGCTTTCCGTAGTGTTCTCTGGGATTGCTTTCTACTCAGCTCTATGGAGTGCTCGTATCGACGGCTAAAGCACAACCGATCTTCGGCGACAATTGCCCACGCTTTGACTTCAGCACGGTCTGAACATCCGGCGGCAGTTCGCTCCAAAGCGTGAGTCCAGAACGCTCCTCGACCTCATCCACGGTCACCTGGTAGTCGCAGAAGTTGGCCTTGCGCGGGGTGCTCTGTTCCATGATGAAAGCCGCATAAAGGCCATTGGCAGGCGTACTGCCTATGAAAATGACCTTCCAATAACCGCTCGGGATTGTATGGACCTTATTTGTCCCAGGCAGCGAACCAATGTTCTTTTCATACAGCGGGCCTGTCGCGACATACACCGCATCAACAGCCGGGTCCTTGCTTAGTTTGCGCTCCCGATCCTCAAGGCGAGCCCAGGCTCCTTGGTTCAGGTCAGTCTTTTGAGGCGTGATATTGGTCAGGTAGTTCAGCGTTTGCCAATCGGCGACACCACCCAGAGAGGCCAAATTGGCTTGGTGGCCTCTTTGGATCTTCAAGGCGACACTGGACCCGTTGTAGTCCACCGGGTTCAGCGTTTCCCCCGTAGGCACATCTGGGTCAGTTTTCCAATTGCGCGGGCGATTGCTCGCAGATGTTTCCTTGGTGATTTTGTAGGCGACCCAATTGGCGAATTTCGTTGAGCCATTGTTGTTCAGCGTGTAGGCATGGCGGGTGATGGTGACTTCACTGCCGCCAGAGGGGCAGCCGACAGCGCAGTTATCAATTGTAGAAAGCTCAACGGTCGAAAGCAGTGCAGGCTGTACCCGCTCGAGCCGCCCACCAACATCAATCGATTGCGGGCTGGTACACGCACCAACCAATGGGAATAAAACGAACAGCAGTGACCGTATCCTCGGCATTCCGCGCATCATTTACTCCTTCTGAAAACGCTGAACCTAGACCTTACGAATGAGTAAGACTAGACGTTCCATTGCCTTCAGTTATTTCAATTGCAAGCAATCGAGCCATTCAAAAGAAGAATGCTTCTGTGGCAAGGAAACCGCCCCTTGCCACAGAAGCCCGCACCTACGCGGGTGGGTCGATCCGATCCAGCAATCGATTTGCCGTAATTTCAGCCACCATGACACTGTTAGAGATGCCCAACAGGGAATAGCGCGAGCAACCCTCCAAGAGGTCCGCCAACTCGTGGACCATCACATCAACCGAGGCCAGGGTTTCGACCAGAAAAACCGCTAGCGTTTCGGTCGTGGCCTCTGGGTCCACGGAAAACAGAGTGCTGCGAGTTCGCGGGGTGGCTTTGATGTCGGCAATCGACGGGAAGTGGAAGTTGAGGGCGCGCTCGGCGGCTTCGTTGAGTTTTTTTGAATCGGGTTCGTACGGGGAGACCGGATCGGTGTCCGGTGGGTTGGGCGTTACCTTGAACATAAGCTAGATCCATATGTGGAGTGCCACCCCTCTTGCGACTAAACGAAAGGGGAGGCAGCTGTACGCAGGTTAGTCGACCGGGGATCTAGCAAACCGGCGCGCCCGAAGACGCCCTGCGCACAGCTACCATCGAGTGCAGGCATAGGAATGCCTAACTGATAGAGCTTGTGCGACTCACTAGATAACCACGGGCGACTAAACCCGATCACTGATGGGCAGTGACACGAATCAAGTTACCGAGTGACCCCAAGGCGCACAAGCCGGCGGATTCTGGCGCAGCCGTAGGCAACGGCGCAAGGTCTTGTAGCTTTCAGGACGTAACCTTGATGGCGCTTAAACAAGCACCCTGTAGCGATGTTTAAAACATCTGACACACGCTTCTTGCGCGAGGTGAAACTTTGAGAAAATCGTGGACGCTTCCGATATTTTCAACGTTGAGATCGCAGGTATTATGGGTACGCGAACTCTTCAACCAGTCTGATTCCGGCCATAAATGACCTATGGAATGAGACGATCACTGCGCGCGGGGCTTGTATGCCATCTGCCCCGGCCTTGCAAGTGATTGTTACCTCCATGCAGTCCCCTACAGAGCATCCGTTAGGCTGATAGTACGCTTTCGCCATTACGCGTAAGCTCCCAGTTCTCAAGGCTGCTACCGGAACCTAGGAGGCAGTTCTCATTTGGTGAGCATAAGGAAGAAGGTTCATGGTTCAGGTAGGAGCAAGATGGTGGACATTTGACTTTCACACGCATACGCCTGCCTCAATGGACTATGGCCGCCATGAACCTAACCTGCGGAACACGGTGACTCCGAGGGAATGGTTAAACTCGTTTGTAGAAAAAAAAATAGAGTGCGTAGCCGTAACGGATCACAACACCGGATCATGGATTGAGCGCCTTCAAGAAGAAGCTTCAGTTATGAGGAGTGAAGGAAAGAGCATTTATATATTTCCGGGTGTTGAGATTACTGCCAACGGTAATATACATATTCTTGCTATTTTCGATCCTTCTAAGACTTCTGACGCCGTGGTGGCTATCGTCGGAGCTGCTAAATTTAGAGGCGAGTATGGAAATAGTGATGCGGTCGCAGGCGAAAGCGCAGAAAATATTGTAGAAGAAATTATCAAGTCAGGTGGTGTTGCGATTCCAGCCCATGTCGATATGAAGGCTGGAATGTGCCAACTTCAGTCAACACATACCATAAGCCAAATTTGCAATAAATCCTCTGCAATTGAGGTGATTTTTCCAGAAGGTGGCCGTGGGCCGGAACATGACGAATGTTTAAGGCGTTACAAGTCTCTAGATTTGGGATTAGCGGAAGTCATTGGGTCTGATGCGCATCGACCCGAAGAAGTCGGTAGAGCTTTTACTTGGGTGAAAATGTCTAGCCCGACTATCGACGGATTAAGGTTGGCTCTGGTTGACGGTGCGTCTTCCATTAAACGATCTAATACTATTACCAACAACCCAAACGCCGTTTCGAGCAATGTGATTTGTTCAATCTCTATTGATAAAGCTAAATACTGTGGTAGAGGCAAGCCACTAGAAATTAAATTTAACCCTTGGTTGAATTCTATTATCGGAGGGCGTGGAAGTGGCAAGTCTTCTATTCTTGAATTTATCAGGTTGGGATTAGGGAGGGACAAAGATTTATTAGATATCCCAGGCCGTAATGAGGTTAAGGATACCTTTACGCGTTTTGCACAGAAATCAGCTAGCCGTGATGCAGAGGGTGTCCTCCTCGAAGAAACTACTATTAGTTGTATTGTCCAAAAGGAGGGAGCTTATTACTTTTTAAAATGGGCATCCGACGCTCCCAATGTGATTATATCCAAATGGGATGGGCAAGAATGGAAAGCTGAACATGGCGATGCACGCAGTAGATTCCCCGTAAAAATTTTCAGTCAAAAGCAAATATATGATATTGCCAAAAACCCAAGTGCGTTAATAAGGATTATCGACGAAACTGATGTTGTGGATTTATTTGGTTGGAAAATGGCGTGGGCTGAGAAAGAGAACAAATTTCTGTCTTTGTGCGGCCAGAGAAGAGTGCTTCAAGGTCAGATGGCTAATAAAAACATTCTTGAAGGTCAGCTGGCAGATGTGATCCAAAAAATTGGAATCATTGAATCCTCTGGACATGCACAAGTATTGTCTTGCTTCAATAATGCAGTAACGAAAAATAAAGCTATTAAGGGTTTCAAGGATTCTTTTGCGAGTCTAGGAGATAAGCTCTCAAAGGAAATACGCGAAGCTGAAGGCTTAGCGTTTGATAGTTCGGCATTTATCACCACCAATCATATTGATTTGGAGCTGCTTGAACGCATCGGCGTCATGAATCAGGCTTACTTAGAATTTAAAAAAGAAGTTTCAGGCTTGATTTTCGGAATGAACGATCGTCTCAGTGAGTTTGACAATTGGCAGTTGAGTAGCGATTTTGGTAAGCAGCAAGATATATCGATTCAGCAGTATAACTCCCTTGTAGAAAGCTTGACCCAAAATGGAGTAGATAATCCAGGCCAATATCAGCAACTCGTTGAAATTAAAGCTAGTATTGAGAAGAAGTTAGCCGAGATAAAGGCATTCGAGTCACAAGAATATCAAACAACTGTTGAAATTAATCTTATTTATGCTGATCTTATCGAGCTTAGAAAGTCGCTCACTAGTAGGCGTAGAGAATTCGTGCGGCAGCATTTGTCAAACAATGACTCTATAAGTCTCTCCATAGAACCACTTTGTAATATTGAAGATATGGAAGAATCCTTCCGCGCTGTGATAGGCCGTACTGATGCAGTTTTTGCTAGTGACATATTGGATAAGGAAAAGGAGACGGGTTTTTTGCATTCGTTATGGTCGGCACTCATGAAAGAACACAATAAGGCACCTGCAACTCCTAATGATTTGACTACAAATTTTACGTGTATTCATGATTTCAAGGCGCAAGTGTTTAATTACAGTTCTGGACAGATTATGGGGGCGCCAATTGGAAAGCGGTTCCTAGATTTTATGGGTCAGTTGCAGCCGCAGAACTTTGACAGGATTAACCTGTGGTTTCCTGATGATCGGCTCGTTGTTAAATTTAATGACGGAAAAAGACTTAAAGATATTTCTCAGGGTTCTGCTGGTCAGAAAGCGGCAACTGTACTCTCGTTCCTTTTGTCATATGGCAATGAACCTCTAATTTTGGACCAGCCAGAAGACGATCTAGATAACGGGCTAATTTCATCATTGATTGTTTCCAAGCTGCAAGAAAATAAATCTAGAAGGCAAGTCATAGTCGTCACCCACAACCCAAATATAGTCGTCAACGGCGACTCTGAGTATGTTGTAGCTCTTCAAGATAAAGGAAGCATTGAGATTGCAGCGTCAGGCGGATTGCAAGAATTGGCGGTGAGACGGGAAGTCTGTGAAATCATGGAGGGTGGTAAGCAAGCCCTTGAACAGCGATACCGTAGAATGATCGCTGTCTGAGCTCGACCTTTTTTATTATCAAAACCGGCAAAATCGGGGGTTGCCCCGATTTATCCCTATTTCGTTTTTAACCAAAACAGACTGATACAAACGGCCAAAGCTAGCCCGATGGTGATACGCCCTCCGTTTTGGATGTAGTGCCTTCTAAAGGCCCAGCGCAACGGTCGAGCCTCTGCTTTTTTCTGTTCTGTACTCAAATACGCATAAGCGCGGTTAAGGGCTGCAAATTTCGACTGCGCAGATTCTACTGCGTCCAAACGCTCCGCCAAGTAGTCAAACATCTTGTGCTCAAAGATATTGTTCTTCCATGTCTCGACGACCGATAGCGCCCGAACCTCCATCGGAAGTGAAACGCCTTCACGCTGTCCCGGATCATGGTAATCAAAACTTAAACCGAATTGTTCGTAAAACCGGTTACGTCGCGCCTTATTGTCACCGCGCGCCTGTCCTCTTAGCAGCTCGATGGGGTTAACCGCAGCGTCAGGCCACTGCTTTACCCACTCAACGATCACGTTCATCAAATAGGTGCCTACCCGTTGCCCATACAACTCCGGCAAACCAAGAAACACCGCACCGGTGGTTATCGAAGACGAGGTGAGAGAGACGGCATTGGAAAGACGCGAATAGCTGCCGTCAAATTGGCCATGGCCACTCTCGTAGGACGAGTGCCTGGCCGTGATTCTTTGATATGACAAACGGATTGACGCCTCGCAGATTTTACCGTCGAGAGGATCGCGTACATATACTTCTTCTCGCTCGACGACGATCCAACCAAGCGGCGACTCTTCAACGCGCTCTTTATCTCTAATCTCCAGTACCAAAATACGTGGCTGAATGCTTTGTCGTTCACGCCAAGCCGTATCGAAAGAAGGCAGTGCCATTAACTCATCCGCTCCTGTTTATCCGAAATTGGGAAAAACAACGCGTCCACTGTCGTCGTGATGCGCCGCACAATAGGCTCTAACTCCTGTCCAAGGGATCTAATCCCGTCGGCCGTATCGCCCATCCCTAAGTGGGCAGCCATAAACGCCACACCCCCATGAAAAATCTGGTCTCGCAGTTCATTTGTCATCTCACGGTTCTGCTCACGTGCGCGCTCTAAATGACTTAGTAATAGGGAACGCGCATGTTGAAGAGCTTGCTCGTAATCACGATTGTTCATTTCGATCATGGCAATCAGTCCCTTCGCGCGCATATAGAAGTGCACGACATCCTTTGCTAGCTCTGGGGGCAAGAGGTTGAGCGCCTGCGGCGCCGAATCAAAAATGGGGAATGGTGAAGCTCCGATCGGAAAAATCGTTAGGTAGGGTGTTTCAGGTGCTTGTTGCGATAGCTCATCGGAGTACTCATCTTTGAACAACGCCCATGCAGTAGAGATCTCAGTGCGCAAGAGCATCAACGTCGTAACCATTTTTTCGTTGTCCGCAACTTGCTCCTTCTTCAAAGCCAGCTCGTGGGCTTTGGTCGCTCCCTTCAGTGTGAAGGCACCACCAATCAATGCGCCTACAAGGCCGGTAAAAAGACTTAAGTAAGCATCAGGGCTTCCCAAATCCATATCTTTCTCGCTCCATAATTTGATGCGAATGGGGCCGATTGCAGAAGCTCGACCTCGGTACGTTCAACAGTTGACCACACGTCGAGTCGCGCTAAAACAAAGAGCGCCTCGTAAATGCTTTATAAAATCCTACAGCAGCATTGTGCATCAATAGTTCTCCTCGCCATGCTAGACATACCTTTCTCGTCTCAGAATTCGGTTGCCTCTCTAAACCCGGTTAAAAGCCCAACCCCACCTACAACTCCAAGCTGCGCACATCCCCTCAACGCAGCCACCTCCCATGAAACCCCTCCACATCTTCAAACCCGGCACCCACACCGCCATGTGTGGCACCAGCTTCAACTTCACCGAATCCGACCTAACCGCCACCGTCGCCGCCTACAACCCATCGCTCCACGAAGCCCCCATGGTCATTGGCCATCCCCAGCACGACGCCCCAGCCGCCGGCTGGGTCAAGTCCCTGTCGGCCACCGCCCAAGGCCTAATCGCCGAACCCCAACAAGTCGACGCCACCTTCGCCGAGCAAATCGCCAAAGGTAGCTACAAAAAAATCTCCGCCTCCTTCTACCACCCAGACGCCGCCAACAACCCCGTGCCCGGCGTCTACTACCTGCGCCACGTCGGCTTCCTCGGCGCCCAGCCGCCATCAGTGAAAGGCCTACGCCCCATCGAACTGGCGGACGACGAACAAGGCGTCATCGAATTCAGCGACCACGGCCACTACCTCAGCGCCGACCTCTGGCGCCGCTTCCGCGAATGGCTCATTGGCCAATTCAACAAAGACACCGCCGACCAGGTCGCACCGTCGTGGGCCATCGACAGCCTCGCCGAAACCGCCCGCCAGCCAGAACAGCCCCTGCAAACCGCCTTCTCAGAACCCACCCAAACCTCACAGGTCACCCACATGCCCGAGCAAGACACCGCCGCCCTAGAGGCAGAAAACAAACGCCTGAAGGCCGACATAGCCCACCGTGACAAGACCGCCCGCATGGCCGCGCAAACCGCCATCCACACCGCCAGCGTCGACTACGCCGAGAAGCTGGTGGCGGCAGGCATGAAGCCCGTTCACGCACCAGCAGTCATCGCTGCACTGGACTACGCCGAATCCAATAACAAGCCGTTGGAGTTCGGCGAAGACGACGCCCGCCAGCCCTTGAGCGAAGGCCTCAAAGCCCTCTTCAAAGACCTGGCCGGCAACATCAGCTTCGCCGAAGTCGCCACCAAATCCCGCGCTGACGACACCACCAAACCCGCCACCAACCCCTTACTCGCCGACGCCGAAGCCCGCGCCCAACGATAGGAATCCCCATGGCCACCTTCACCCAACCCAAAGACCTGAGCGACTTGCTGCTGGTCGAAGTCAGCCCCGGCTGGACCCGATCCAAAGCCACGCTGCTGGCCGGCACCGACTACCCGCTAGGGCAAGTGCTGGCCAAAGTCGCCGGCAAATACCAACAGCTCGATCCAGCAGGCACCGGCGCCGCCAAGAAAGCCGCCGCCGTACTGGCCGAACCCATCGACGCCACCGCAGGCGATCAACCCGGCATCGTCATCGCCCGCGGCGCCGTCCTCGCGCTGGACCAACTCACCTGGCCGCCCGGCATCACCGAGCCCCAAAAAACCACCGCCCTCGACGAACTCAACACCTTGGGCATCGTCGCCCGCGCCACACTCTAATCAGGAGCCCACCATGAACCTGCAAGACCTGTTCAGCGTCGCCAACCTCACCGCTGCCGTGAACAAACTTCCGGTCATGCCCGGCAAGCTCGGTGCCATGGGGCTATTCGACGAAAAAGGCGTCACCAGCACCACTGTCATCATCGATGAACGCGAAGGCCGTCTGGTGCTCGTGCCCAACACCTCGCGCAACGACGACCCGGCGCCCATCAAAGGCAACAAACGCAAACGCCGCACCTTCGAAACCCTGCACCTGCCCATCAACCGGCCGCTGCTGCCCAGCCAGTTGCAAGGCATCGCCGCCTTCGGCCAAGAGAGCGCCACCACGCCCATCGCCACCGTCATCAACGACCACCTGCAAGACCTCAAAAACAGCATCGAAGCCACCCGTGAGTTTCAGCGTGTCGGCGCCTTGCGCGGCAAGTTGCTCGACGCCGACGGCGAGACCATGTTCGACCTCTATAAGGAGTTCGAAGTCAGCCAAAAGAAAATGACCGTCGTCCTCAGCGCCGCAGGCACTAACGTGCGCAAAGCCTGCCTCGACGCCAAACGCCATTCTGAATCCAAGCTCGGCGGCGTGATGGTCACCGGCTTCCGCGCACTGTGCGGGCCGGACTGGTTCGACGCCTTCACCGACCACGCCAACGTCAAAGCCGCATTCGCCAACTACCAGGAAGCCCAAGACCGACTCGGCGGCGACCTGCGCACCGGCTTCACCTTCGGCGGCATCGAGTTCATCGAATACGACGTCACCGTCAGCGGCCAGCGCTTCATTCCGGCCGACATCGCCCAGGTCTTTCCCATGGCCCGCGGCGTGTTCCGCCTGTTCAACGCCCCGGCCAACTACAACGAAACCGTCAACACCCTGGGCCAGCCGTTCTACAGTAAGGCCGAGCCGCGAAAGATGGGCAAAGGCTGGGACCTGGAAGCCCAGGCCAACCCGTTGGCCATGTGCTTGTTCCCCGAAGCCTTGGTCGAGCTGAAGGCGGGTTGACCCATGCGCTACTGCACCCGTGCCGACCTCGGCCACGCCATCCCGCAGATGACGCTCATTCAGCTCTCCAACGACGACCCGGCCGCCACGCAGCCCAACGAAAGCGTCATCGACGACGGCGTGCGCCACGCGCAAGAACTGGTCGACGGCTACCTGCGCGGGCGCTACCACCTGCCACTCGACCCGGTGCCCACAATGTTGCGTGACGCCGTGGTCTACCTGGCGCGGCACTGGCTGTACCAGCGCCGCCCCGAAGGCGCATTGCCCGACGCCGTAAAAGACAGCCGCAAAGACACCCTCAAACTGCTGGAAAACATCCGCGACGGCGTTGTCACTTTAGGCCTGCCCACCGGCCACGCTGCGCCGGAACCGGGCGAGATCCGCGTGCGCTCACGCCCTCAACAATTCAGCGCCCAAACGTGGGAACGCTACTGATGACCCAGGTGATCCCTAAAACCCAAACCGAGCAACTGATGGACGCCGTGCTCGCAAAACTGCAGCACGACGTCGGCCACGAACTGATGGTCGAGCTGTTCCCCGAAAACCCGCTGCAGTACCGCCTCAACCATCCACGCGGTGCCGTCCTGTTGGCCTACGGCAAATCAACGTTTGGTGGCACCGAAAGCACCGATGCGACCTTTCAAGCCCGCAACGTGGTGCTGCGCCTCACGCTGATCTTTCGCCAGCTCAACGGCACCGCCGGCGTAATCAGCTACCTCGACCGCATCCGCGCCAGCCTCACGGGGTGGTATCCGCCAAACGCTGATCAGGCCTGCCGTCCGCTGTCCGAGCAGTTCATCGGCCACCAAAACGGCGTGTGGCAGTACGCCCAGGACTTCGCTACCCGCACCACGCAACTGCAATTCATGGACCCGGAACACGGGCCGCTGCTTAAACACGCTGCATTCGAGGAACTCCCATGAACCTTGCCCGTTACCTCTACACCGGCCCGCAAAGTGCCGCCTCCCTGAACGTGGGCGATACCGCCGAGACACTCGACGTCCAGCTGCTGCCAGACAAGCCCGTCGAGTTGCCGGCCGATCACGAATACACCGTCGTGCTGTTAGCGCTCAAACACCTGGCACCGCTACCGGCCCACACAAAGCTGGCCAACAAATCCGCTGTCGCATCTCAAAAACCAGTGAAGGAATAAACGCCCATGCCAGCCAACTATCTGCACGGCATAGAAACCACCGAAGTCGAGCGCGGGCCTCGTCCTGTTCGGGTAGTCAAATCGGCGGTCATCGCCTTGGTCGGCACCGCGCCGGTCGGTCCCGTCAATGAACTCACCCTGTGCCTGAACGACACCCACGCCGCCCAGTTCGGCGCACACCAAAGCGGCTTCAGCATCCCCGAAGCGCTGCAAGGCATCTACGACTTCGGCGCCGGTACCGTACTGGTGGTCAACGTGCTTGACCCGGCGATCCACAACGCCAAGGTCACCGACCAACCCCAACAGTTCGCCGACAACGACCTGCTGCAGCTGGCACACGACGCGCTGCAAACCCTGCAACTAAAGTCCGCCGACGGGTCGGTTACCCATGGGCTAGGCACCGACTACACCGTCAACATGCTCACCGGCCAAATCAAGCGCCTGGCCACCGGCAGCATGGCTGCCAACGCCCAGATCAAGGCCGACTACACCCACGCCGACCCCAGCCAAGTCACCCCGGCCGACATCATCGGCGGCATCACCCTCGCGGGGCGGCGCACCGGTTTGAAGGCCTTTCAAGACAGCTACAACCAGCTGGGTTTTTTCCCAAAAATCTTCATCGCACCAGGTTTCAGTACCTTGAAGGCAGTCACGGCCGACCTGGCCATCTCGGCCGGCCAGGTCGGGGGCGTGGCCTACGTCGATGCCCCCATCGGCGCCACCGTGCAACAAGTGCTGGCTGGGCGTGGGCCGTCCGGTGCCATCAACTTCAACACCAGCAGCGACCGGGTCCGCCTGTGCTATCCACATGTGAAGGTGTACGACGCCGCCACCAACGGCGAGCGCCTGCAACCCTTGTCGATCCGCGCCGCCGGCCTGCGCGCCAAAATCGACAACGACCACGGCTACTGGTGGAGCAGCTCCAACCAACCCCTGCTGGGTGTCATCGGCCTGGAACGACCACTCACCGCACGCATCGACGACGCCACCAGCGAGGTCAACCTGCTCAACGAAAACGGCATCACCACCGTCTTCAATGCCTACGGCACCGGCCTGCGCTTATGGGGCAACCGCACCGCGGCCTGGCCCAGCGTCACCCACATGCGCAACTTCGAAAACGTGTGCCGCACCAAAGACGTCGTCGACGAATCCATCCGCTACAGCGCCCTGCAATTCGTCGACCAAACGTCCGACATTCTTTTAGGGTTG